TAAAGTCATAAATTCTAAAGCTGTCGTAATCTTTCATAGTGTTATTTTTTGTCAAATATAGTTTTATTGTTTATATAGTCTAACTTTTAAACGATTTTATTTTTAACTTATATGTGTTAATTATTTCCTTTAATTCTTCTCGTGTGTATTTTCGTGTTAACATAGCTTCAACTGTTAAACGTTCAAATTCTTCATATCCCAACTTAATTAATAAATTATCTCTGTACATTAATAAGTTTCCGCTCAAATATGAATTACAGTGTTCACATTGTAAATGCACATTTCGTTCGTCAAACCTTACTGCTGTGTGTGTACCAGCGGAGTAGAAATGCCCTGCGTTCTCTTTCTTTGGGATTTTGCCACATGAAATACAATTCTTTCCTTGATCACGAAGACGGATATATTTATTAAACGTTTGCTGTGCTATTTTCATATAGTCTTGAACAGTCATTATATCCTCTTTCATCTTTTTCTTATTCTGCTTCCACAGTTTCTCTTTTGTTTCACAGACCATTGCTCTGATACATTCGTCTTTTTGGCAAAATTTTTCAAGCGTTGAACGTATAGGATTAAATCTTTCTTGACAGTTACGGCACTTTTTCATAATCTAAGTTTAATTTTTACGCCATTAAAACGGCTTTCTAACAGTCAGCAAGCGCAATAATACTGCGCCTGCTTTTGTGTTATACGATACCTTGTGACCACTCCGAAAGTTTAGCGGTAACATATAACTTTAATTCTTCTATTTTTGACAATGGACAACGAAAGCTGACAGTTTTTGTCGGCTCATTAAAAGCAGATTTTCTGCCAGCGTTTTTTCGTTTTCCTCCTTGTTTTTTTGCTTTCATACTTAAAAGTTATCCCATTCTTCAACTGAACTAACTTTATTAAGTTTCAGTCTAGTGTTTGACAATTTATTTTCTCGCACAAAAGCTATCGCTTCTGCAATTTCTGTAAAACGTGTTCTTTTAAATTTTCCAAAAGATACACTCATAAATACTTTTTTCATTTTTATTAATTTTTTGATTTCGTTTACAAATATATAACTCATTTTTGAATATACAAACTTTTTCAAAAAATAATTAAAAAAATAAAAGGCATCGTATAACACATAACGTTATAATTCAAGTCCTGTTTTTGTTAGTTCTTCTACCATTCTCTTTAGCTTTAGATTCTCTAAATATAATTTCGAGTTTATCTGAAACTGCTCTTCAATAGCTTTATTTTGCATTTTAACGAGTTCTGACGATACTTTAAGGTCTTCAATGATAGTTTCTATACCTTTTCGTTTTTTCTCGCTTAAATCCTCTAATTTTAGCCTGAACAACATTTTGTTTATCGTTAGGTCTATGTTTATTAGTGCTAATGTGTAATCAATCATAGTTCGTGTTTAAAAAGGTAATTGATCGTCAAATTTAATATTTGCATTTAAAGGCTTATAAAATTCTTGCATTTCATTTGATAAAATATTTTTTGTTCTTATCTCTCCTTTCGGTGCTGCATAAATATGTTTATGATCATTTGGTGAGACTACATCTATATCATAGTACGTTAAAGAGTTAATATCAAAATGTAATTCTGTTTTACCAATAGAACCTACACTACGTGGCTTAATCTTATTAAAATATATTTCAGCCATGTTATGCATAACGTCAGGTCTATGTACCGTTATCATAGACTTTCCAGAATTAAACCATTCAGAACCACCTTTTAAATCATACGGAGATGGTGGAGTTCTTTGTCCATTTACTTTTTCAGTTAGTTTAGGGTGTATGATAGTATGTAAATGTAAATTATGTTGTTCAGCAATATGATTTCTATATGGCAAACAAAATTCTAAATAAGTTGCATATCCGCCATATTCATCATAAGGATGACTCATGTCTTTCCAACTGTCAATACTTGCAGTATGTAATTCTCCTTTAGATTTTATTTCAGCAGCCATGTCCCAAAATTGCATTGGAGTAAGTTTAGCTTTTACATCTATTTTAGTCAATACTTTAAAATGTTCCGTTACCCATTCTATTTCTCTTTCTATATCTGAATCAGTAATAGTGTTAGGTTTTTTAGGGTCAAAACTTTTATTCGTCTTTTTGTGGATAAAGTCAGCAAGTATTTCAACGTTATTTCCAACGTCAGGAAAATATATTAAATGCTTCCACCCATAAAATATTGAAGTATTCATAAGCAACTCCATTAACACTTGAGTTTTTCCGCTCATTGGGAAACCTGTCCAGTCTGTGCATCCTCCTAACTGCATTGAGTAATATTTATCTATTTGCTCAAATCCTAAATAAACACCTCTATCATGATAGTTGTCTCTGTGTTTTTTTAGTTGTTTAAGAACGTCGCTTGGCTCCGTTATCTTATATCCCTCTATTGCCATGCTGCTTTAAATTTTTCTTGTTCTTGTTTTGGTAATGCACCTCCAAATTTAGCGGAATTTTTAGACCATGTTTTTAACCTTCTTTCTACACTCCATGTCTTTTCTAATTCATACTTCATTTTTTTGTTGTTTAAGGTCGTTTCACTCCAGTAGTCATAAAACTCTCTAATCATATCCTTACCATAAACATCAACAAAAGGAATTAGGGAATTAGCAAACTCCTGTTTGCGTATATTAATATCTATTACTTTCTCTTTTACATTTACATTATCATTTACATTAACAGCTATTTTTGCTATATCAGAAATGCGTTTGCTATCGTTTGCTATATTTTGCCATCGTTTGTTAGCACCTGCTTTACCTGCTTCGCTTCTTTTTTCCTTCGTTTCTTCAAACTTAATTAGGTCACGTTTAAGCTGTTGCTTAATTGGAGTAAATGCCAAGTTAATAATTAAATCTTCCGTTTCTGGATTCTCGTCGTTTACGTAAGCAAAGATGAATTTAATTAATTCTCCAGCTTTGTCATTAGGTAGCTGTTCAAATAATGCTTTCTGATCAGCGTACAGGATAAATCCTTTTTTATCTTTTGCCATATTTATAAAAATAAAAAACCCCACCAAATCCACAGCTTCCTACTTCTGCTTCATTGACAGGGTCAATAATCTTTTAAGTTCTTATAATGTAGGAAGAGAACTATTTTACAAATATAATAAAATATTTATATCAGAATGGCAATCCAGAACTTTCTCTTGCAATTTTATCAGAAGTATTTTCCATCTTTTTGTAAGGCTCTGATATTTTACCTGAAAAGAACTTACCAGCTTTACCTTCTTTAATCCATAGGCTAACGCTATAATCTTTCCCTTCTACATTGATAGACCCCGTGTAATCAGGGTGAGTGTCTTTTTCTTTTTTGTTGTTTTTAAAGATCACTAACGAATTTGTGTTGTCGTAACTCATTTTACTTTTGTTTTTGATTATTAAATTCTTGTTTTAAACGCTCCAAATATAAGCAGAAATCCATAGCCTCCTGCTGTGCGTGTTCAAGCCACTGTAACGCTGTTAAATCTTCTCTATTAAGTGTTACTCCGTATTTAGCTATTCCGACGTCTGAGCGGTCTTTAAATTGCTTAATAACGGATTCTACTATTGTGTCTTTCATATTACCATGATTTTATATTTGTTATGCAATATTCACTTCCAGGATGTGCATTCATCCAATCACCTTCTTGTAGGTAAAACTTCTTTTCATTTCCAGAGCAACTATTTCTAATTACCACACTATAGTCAGATACGTTATCTGATACAACTAAACCACAATTACACTCTTCTTGTATTGGTTGTGGATTGTCTTTCTCACAAGATAATAGCAATATAACTGCTATTGATAAAATCATTTTTTTCATAATATACTTTTTAGTGTTTCATAATAATCTCTTGCTATCTCTACTTTTTCTATTATTTGTGAAATTGCCTTTTCATCTCTATTTATTATAAATCTTTTTATTCTTAAATTATTTGGTATATGACTAAAATCGTGTTGGCTCTGTACCGCTTCACGCAAATCCAAATCTTCGTCAATTAGTCCAGCTTTCCAATGCGCTCTGCGTACCTCATCTTCTACAATAGCGTGTGGAGTATTCATTAAGCAGTAAACTAATTCAGCTTTATCCATTCCTGTTAGAAACATATAGCCTTGAAGTTGCCAAACATAATCCTTATTCTTTAAATCAGTGTCAAACATTGGGAACGTAGAACCATCCCAGGAACATTTAATATCAGCAAGTAAGTCTTTTGTAATTACATCGGGTTCTCCTGTGATCCATTCGTTATTATATCGCTCCGTGTTTTTAACAACAAAATCCCATCCTAATA